GGCAAGACAGGACTTTGGCTGGTTTCAATACCGTTGGAACTGCTCAGACTGCTCCTACATATGGATTTAATTTAAACAAATTTACTTCTTCTCCAGGAACAGGTGGTAATTTGGAAATTGTTCCTACAGCAGGGTCAACTTTGCAAATTGATAGTGCATTTACAGGTATATCTACTGTAATAAATAATATCACATATTATCTTGGTCAGAATTTTACGGATGGTCTTTCCAACCCTGAAGTTAAACGACATAGTGGCAACATTATTTTTGTTGACAATAGACCAGCTATCACTAGGTCAGTTAACCAAAAAGAAGATATCAAAATAGTATTGCAATTCTAGAAAATCATGCCTCAGAATACAAATTTAAATGTAGCACCATATTTTGATGATTATGATTCGTCGGATGATTTTTATCGGGTTCTGTTTAAACCAGGTTTTCCAGTCCAAGCAAGAGAATTAACAACTCTCCAATCTATACTGCAGAATCAAATTGAAAAATTTGGTAAGCACTTTTTTAAAGAAGGTGCTAAAGTAATTCCAGGAAATACAGGATATAATAGAATTTTTTATGGTATACAGATAAACAATAATTATCAAGGTGTTCCTGTATCTGCATATGCAAATCAATTAGTAGGAACAAAAATTACAGGTCAGAGATCTGGTGTAACTGCTGTTGTGGATAGTATTTTATTGCCAGAAGATTCTGACAGAGGACAACTTACACTTTATATTAATTACTTAACTTCAAGCACAACAAATAATTCTACTCAGACATTTTTTGATGGTGAAGAATTAACATGTAATACTATCATTTCTTCTGGATTATTAGGAAATACAACTATTGCTACAGGTGCTCCTTTTGGTATTACCGTGGCAGATGGTGCTGCTGTGACAGGATCTTCATTCCAAATACAAGAAGGTGTTTATTTTGTTCATGGACAGTTTTGTAATGTAAATAGAGAAACTCTTCTTCTTGATCAATATGGAACTAAACCTAATTGTAGAGTTGGATTGTTTGTAAATGAAGAAATAATCACTGCTGATATAGATGAAAGTTTAAATGATAATTCTCAGGGATATAATAACTATGCTGCACCAGGTGCTGATAGACTAAAAATATCTTTAAGTTTATTTAAAAAGTCTTTAGATGATTTTGATGATACTAGTTTTATTGAATTAGGTACTATAACTGATGGTGTTTTAAGAGCAGGTAGTACTGGTAGAAATGGTAAAGGAAGTGGTGGATTAATAATCGCAGGTGGTGGTGGTGCTGGTTCATTAGATTTGACAGATACTCTTGCAAGAAGAACTTTTGATGAGAGTGGTAACTATGATGTTAAACCTTTTGATGTTACCTTGATGAATTCTTTAGATGATAATATTGGTAATAGAGGGGTATTTAAGGCAGGTCAATTTACACCCAGTGGTGGAACTCCATCTGATGATCTAGCATTATATAAAATTTCTCCAGGAAAAGCATATGTGAAGGGATATGAAATCGCAACGATGGATCCCACTTACATTGATTGCCCTAAGCCAAGAACAACTAAACTTATAGAAAATCAAGCAATAATTTATAATACAGGTCCAACTTATAGGTTAGATAGTGTTTATAGAACTCCCACCGTAGGTATTGGTAGTACATATGTTCTAAGTTTAAGAGATAGAAGAAAGGGTGGTAATGCTGAAAATGCTCCAGGTCAGGAGATTGGGTATGCTAGAGTATATGATTTTAGGTTAGAATCACAATCTTATAATGACAATAATTCCAATTTGGATCAATGGGAATTATCTTTATATGATGTTCAGACATTTACACAAATAGAATTAAATAATCCAATTACACAAGCTGTTCCTGCGTTTATTAAAGGAAAGAGAAGTGGTGCAACTGGATTTTTACAAGGTTCTGTTACTGCAGGGGTAGGATTAACTGTTTATGAAGTAAGTGGTAACTTTATTAGAAATGAACAAATTATTGTTAATGGTATTAATAATGGAAGAATTGCTGTAGGTATTACTGAATTTTCTGTATCTGATGTAAAATCTGTTTATGGAACTGATGATGGTTTAGTTGGTATTAATACTTTTAGTGCTAATGTTGTTCCAGCAGTATTAATTAATGTTGGAGTAGCAACAGTTGGTGTTGTTACCTTTAGTGGACAATCAGTTATACAAAGTACTAATGAAAACTTCCCAGGAATTACTACTGTTGGTAATCTTGTTCAATATACTGACTTAAATGTATCACAAGATCCAGTAAGAGCAAGAGTTGTTAGTGTTGGATCTTCTCATTTAGAAGTAGTTGGAGTTACAACTGTTACTGATATTTGTGATGGAACATTACCTCTTACTAGTGTTAAGAGTGTAAATGATTTGAGAATATTAACTAGCATGTTAGATTCTTCAACTGATAATACTCTTTATACACCTCTTCCAAAGAAAAATGTTTCTAATGTTGATTTAACATCTGCTTCTATTGTTATAAGAAAAACGTTTGATGTTACTATTGCTAATGGACAAATAAGCACACCATTACCAACTGTTGGATCAGACGAAACTTTCCAACCATTTACACCTAAGAGATATTCCTTAATAGGTGCTGATGGTACTACATATGATTTAACTGCGGATCAATTTGATTTAAGTGTTACTCAACAACTTCAAATTCGTGGATTGGCTGCTGGCAATAATACTGCAACTTTAGTTGCTACAATTAAAAAATCAAAACCAAAGGCAAAACAGAAAATAAACAATAGAGTTAAATCTGTAGTTATTAATTACTCTAAGCAAAGAGGTGCTGGAGTTGGTGCAACAACTTTAAATGATGGTTTAACTTATGGTAGTTATCCATTTGGTACTAGAGTGCAGGATGAAACTATATCTTTAAATAATCCTGATGTTGTGGCAATTCATGGTGTCTTTGAATCTGCAGATAGTGCTGATCCTTCTTGCCCTAAAGTAAATCTTTCTTCCATAATTACTCAATCAACAACAACTAATGAGTTAATAATTGGTGAGCAAATGGTTGGTCAAGATAGTGAAGCTGTTGCTATTGTAGCAGAAAAACTATCTGATTCACAAATTAGTTTCCTTTATAAAAATGAAAATTTATTTAAAGAAGGAGAAACTGTAACTTTCCAAGAGTCTTCAGCACAGGCAAGAGTGTCTACTCTAGATTCTCCTAGTTTTGCTATTGGATCAAATTATACATTTGCTGATGGTGGAGAATCAACTTTCTATGATTATGGAATAATTAAGAGAAAACCTGATTCTGATGCACCTTCTAAGAAAATAAAGGTATATTTCCAAAGTGGTTCATATGATTCTGGTGATAATGGTGATATAACAACTGTCAATTCTTATGATCAATTTAAGTATGGATTTAATATTCCAAGAGTTGATACTCATAGTTGTGCTGATGTTATTGATATAAGACCAAGAGTTGTACCAATTTCATCCGTTGCTGAAGGAGATAGATCTCCTCTAGAATTCCTTGGAAGAACTTTCACTGGATCTGGAGATTCTGCTCCTAGTATTTTAGCATCGGATGAGTCTATTGTCATAGATTTCTCATTCTATCTTCCAAGAATTGATAGAATATTCTTGAATAAAGAAGGTAGATTCCAAGTAAAATATGGAGATCCTGCAGAAGATCCTAAGAAACCTGTTCCTGTTGATGATGCAATAGAAATAGCAAATGTAGGTCTTCCAGCATATCTTTATGTTACTAAAGATGCTGCATTACAATTCTTAAATCATCGTAGATATACGATGACTGATATTAAGAAACTTGATACTAGAATTAAAAATTTAGAATATTATACTACTCTTTCTTTATTAGAAACAAATACAGCAAACTTCTTTGTTCCTGATCAGGATGGTGCTAATAGATTTAAGTCTGGATTCTTTGTTGACAACTTTACTGGGTTCCAACCACAAGAAAATAAGATTAAAATTAACAATAGTATAGACAGAAAACGTAAAGAATTACGTCCAAGACATTATACAAACTCAGTTGATTGTATATTTGGACCAGTTGTAGGTAATGATCCTACTGATGATCTTCAATTTTCTACTATTGAAGGTGTTAATGTTAGAAAGCAAGAAGATGTTATAACATTAGATTATGGTGAGGTTGTATGGATCAAGCAAAATTTTGCTACAAGATCTGAAAGTGTTACTCCTTTCTTGATTAGTTTCTGGCAAGGAACTATGGAATTGAATCCTGCATCTGATACATGGGTAGATACTGCAAGACTTGATGCTAAGATTATTCAAACTGAAGGTAACTATGCTGCCACAATGGATAATTTGGCAAGAAATGAGGGTGTTGATCCTCAGACTGGTATGGGACCTATTGTTTGGGAACCTTGGGTAACTACATGGACAGGACAATCTGCTGTAGAATTTGATGGAGCACAATCTACGACTAGTAGCTCAAATACTTGGGGTCAAGGTGGTTGGATTAATGGTGAACCAGATAATAACCCTGCTGCATGGATAACAGAAACAACAACTACAACAACACAAGAAGTATTAAGACAAACTACTCAAACAGATCATCAGTCAAGAGATGGTCTTAGAACTATTGTTCATGAAACATTTGATGAACAATCTGTTGGTGATAGAGTTGTAAGTAGAGATCTTGTTCCATATATGAGATCAAGAAATATTGAATTTGTTGCTAAAAAAGTTAAGCCTTTGACACAGTTATATGCATTCATGGATGGTCAGAATGTTACTAAGTATTGTGTTCCCAAGTTACTTGATGTAACTATGACTTCTGGAACATTCCAAGTTGGTGAAACTGTAAGAGGTAGAGTTAATAATACTGGATTGAGTCAAATAACCAATGATAGTATACCTGAAATTCAATTTAGGGTTGCTCAATCAAATCATAGGGAAGGACCATATAATGTTCCTACTAAGACATTTAGAGATAATCCTTATACTAATCAAACATTACCAGCTTC